ATATATGATATACAAGTTCACGAAGTAAACTTGACTTACCCATACCAGTACCTGATGTGAGTGTAACCAATTCACCAACACGCATACCATATAATTTTTTATTTAAACCTTGAAAAGGATAGGGGACAGAGTCCACTTCTTCCTCAACCCATAGGTCATCAACAATATCATCATATGTCACAATACCTGCAGGTGTGTAAGGTTTAGCATCCCACCATGTGCGAGTAAACTGTTCACGTTTACCTGCCTTTAAATATTCGTTAGCATCTTTTAATTCAAGATTAACTATCTTACATTTATTAGGTGGAAATATTTCTGATACTCTATTAGCAGTTTCTCTACCAATACTATCACTATCAAAACAAATAACAATATTGTCAAAACTATTTAAGTATTCAAAGTTTTGTTTACAATCTCTGACTGCTGAAGCTACACCATTCTTAATAGACACAGTAGCATAACGACTACCAGTCATTTGAAATACTGCCATAGCATCACACTCACCTTCAGTGATTGTAATGTACTTCTGTCCACTTGTAAACAAGTGTTGACCAAACAATTCAGACTCAGCAAAGTTACCTTGAGTTGTAAACACTTTAGGTAATGCTCTAATTTTATTAGCAATATGCTTACCTTGTGCATTGTAAAATGGATAGATATGTTTTGTTACCATACCATTATTAGATAATGTTGTTACTCCATATTTACTTGCAGTTTCCTGAGAGATATTTCTATCCTTCAACTCAGTTTTATCACCAACATATAAATCAGAATAACTGTTTACATTATTTGTAATAGGTGTTACTTCCACTCCTTCTCCTTTCTCAAAGTATCCACAGTCAGGTGTAAAGCAATGTGCACCATCAGTGTATCGTGCAAGATTATCTTTACTACCACATTTAGGACACTGCTCGTGCCCAATAAATTTACTTTCCATTTTTAACATTCAACCCCCTAGTGTATTGTTTCTTTATTTTTTCCCATGATTGGTTCAAATATTTCATCACCTTGAGTAGGTGGTTCACCCATACCTAATGCAATAAGTTCTTGAGCAGTATCATTTAATGCATTTTGCATTGTAAGAAAACCATAGTATTCTTTTTCAGCTTTCATTATAGCTGTAATAGATAATGCTCTTGCCATAAGATATACAGTCTCAGGCGAATCATACTTCTGAATTAAATCAAGAACTAGAGTATGAAACTTTTTTATAATCTCTTCCTTTTGTTCTTTGGTTAAATTATTTTCCACTATCAACTCCTTCCATCATTTCAACAAAACCATTTATATCTTTCATTGGTATTTCCTTTATATTAGATTTACCACTAGCAGTTAAAACAAAGTCAGCAACTGAAGTTGGTATTTCATCATATGTTTTATACATTGTTGTTATCTCCTTCCTTAAAACCTTCCATTATTATTTGTCTTGATTTTAAGTCGTTATTATGAATTATATTTATTAGTTTGTCAAGATACCATCTAGCTTTTTTCAAATCTTCTAGTGGCTTTCCTTTGTAATCGTACCTCCACATGTACTTTACAACATTAGCTTTTAAGTAACCAAGAAATTCTTTGTCACTCATTGATGCTTGTATCGCATCTATACATTCAATCCCATGTTTATTATAATGTCTGGGATTATTAACATTATCGTATTGTTTTATATGCGTGTCCATATTCTTTGTCCTTTCTTTTTTCACGAAACTCTTTTGGTGTGTCACACTTAATTGCCTTTACTTTATAGGGTGGTTTAACTTGTTTATATATTGTTTCAACATGAGTTTCACAACCATTAAAAACTTCAGGCAAAACTTTTGAATATATTCTATCATTATATTCAATCCAAACTGTAATTAAAAAATAATTAAACATAGTTTATCCAGTAATATATAACAGAATAAATAAAGTTAATAAAAAAAGTGCTATTAATTTATCTCGCATTACCTAATCTCCATTGGTACAATACATTGTTTTTGTTGCACTGGTACATACTTAGGGTCAAGTGGTACACCTTCAATTAGTTTTTGTCTTATCAAATGATGTTCCCAACCAATACATATATAGCCAGTTCTTCTGTGTTTACCTCTATCAATACCTCTAGCTTTAAATTCTTCGTCAGCTATCACACTAGCATTTTTACAGTCAGGTAATTCTCTGACAAAGAGTTCAACATCTCCTACTGGTGAAGTGAAAGTTAAGTATAATGCTACTATTTCTTTTATCATTTATCTAACTCCTTTGTTACACATTTTTGTTTGTAATACACGTTACCCAAGAATGTGAGACTAGGGTTCTGTGGCTCTGGTTTTTTCTTACCAACATACTCCCATACACAAGTCATATTCTTGTTATTGTTTGCACGTTGGTAAAAAAAGTCAATGTTATCAAGGGTATACAGATTAAGTACAATCCCAATGATTAATGTTTCAACTCCCATTAAAATAATCTCCTATAAAATATAATATTAAAAATATAAATACACCCATCATAAATCCAAATAGGATTTGTAATGTAAACCACAATGCTCTGTCAACTTTAGTAGACATAAACAACTTGTGGTAGTGGTGTATAATCTGTTCTTCTATCCACATGAATAAAAGTTCTTGCTACTCCTACAGACCAACCTAAGTCTATTGCTCTTTTAATTAAGTCTTTTCTAAAAACTGAATTAGGTATGGCAATATCAACTGCACAAGTATCTGTGTTCCATTTGTCATTACCAATTTTATGGAATGAGTTAGGACTTGCAGGATAGCCACGACTTTTTAACCAGTCGTTGTGTTCTGCTGAACGACAACAAGAAGTTATCTGTAATGGTTCACCCATATTCTCTCTTAAATTTATTAAACAATTTAAGAAACCTTCAGCTAAAATTATATCTTTAGATGTGGGGCATTGTAATTCCTTTTCACTAAAGTATTTATTATCATAATAGTTTAATCTTTGTGACATTATTTTTTTCCTTTCTTATTTTTTTCATTAAGTTCTTTAATTCTTTTGTAAGAATTATAGAGTTGTTTATTTAGTTCTTGTATTTCTTTTTCATACATTTCACTTTTTCTCATTCACATTATCTCCTTTCTGTTTATGTAAAAGATTATACAATTTTTATATAACTCGTGTCAAATTTAAAATGCAATAGTCAAATTACTGACACATATGTGTTGTATAATTACAACATCTACTCATCACCATACATCTCCATGTAGTCTTGTATCTCTTCAGGTGTCATAAGATTGACAAGTATTGGTGTGTCTTCACCTATGTATGCACCTTCAATGTTAAAATCTATAAATTCTCTAGCTTCATCATAAGACATATCGTCCCTTTTAACCAGTTTGGTTATCATTCTGTGCTTATCATAGATAAATACATCCAACATACCACTGCGTGTACCTACACCTATAATACAGTCATCATAATCGTCCCATATTTTCATTACTCAATCCTTTCTATTGTTAGAGAGTGCCTATACTCAGGTTCAAAATTAGCATCTATAAACTTTGTTTGTATTTTTAAGCCATACTTTTTTAATAGAGTATTAATAATTTCTATTCTATCTTTAAATCTTTCAGAGTCGTAGCTATCATTAAAACCTATTTCTATTAGGTCTTCTATTTTAGTTACTCTAATAAAGTCATAGTCTTTCATCTATCTCTCCTTTCTTTTATTGCTAACTGTCGTAGCCATTCATTGCCACCAAAAGGGAAAGCTATAAAACATTCCTGCAAAAACTCTGCGTGTTTTATACCTATGCTTTTGGTATATACAACTTCTATTGTTCTGTAATCTCCTTCATCTCTATCTCCCCCAACCAAATCTATGATTAGGTTCTCTTCATCAGTCACATCAATGTCATCTTGATGTATGAGATAGTCATTGTACTCATTGAAACCATCAATGATTTTATATTGTACTAATATTGGCATTAGTTACTCCTTTCTTTAATAAATTATCTACATCATATAAATCTTTTAGTCCAAACATATGTTGTATGGTTACTCTATATTCTGTGTAACAATCATCACATAAGTTCTTATTAAACTCATTACTAGATGTAGTATCAGAATTGCATTTACATTCTTGACATTTACTCATCTTCGTCCTCCTTTTCTAAATCAAATCTAATCCATACTGATGCACCTGCTTCGTCTTCAAATCGTTGCATCTCTTCCCAGTCAACTGGTGAGTATACTTCTAACCATCTGATAAACTCTTTAAATGTTTTAGGTTCAGTCATTGTTCTATTTAACTCATCTGTAGGTTGCTCGTAGTCTGCATCACTACCACTACTACTATATCCCTCATAAGGATATACTAATTTCTTTTTACTCATCTTCGTACTCTCCTCTCTCGCACTCTATTCTTTGTTCTATTTGTTGCAATGGTTGTTGCATTGCAGTTAATATTATATTTTGTGCATGTGCAGTTGAAGGTGCAGTATCGTGTATGAATTGCACTGATACATCTGCTAAGGCACACGCAATGTCAAATCCATGCGTCTTTCTTTTGATGTGTTTATTAATTACTTTTTCTAAGTCCTTAGCTACAATGTCCACATCAAACTCTGCATCTATAACTTTAGTTTTCTTTTTCTTTCTAGTTTTAAAATCAATTACATCACACATAGTCATAGTCCTTTCTTTAGTTTATCTATTACTTCATCTGGTTGTTCAACAATAGATTCTATTTGTTCATCTTGAACATTGGTAGGATTACCAAAGTTTAATTCATCATAATCCCCTGCCCAAACTTTTTCTTCAGCTTCTTCTTCAGAGTCAGCTTCCACTATGCATTGCCATTCAGCAGTAGCATAGGTTGTCACAAGATATTTTTTCATTAGTCTTCTCCTTTCTGCCATTTATATATTAATGCTAATAATAAATCAGCACAATCTTGTCTACCATATTGAATGTAATCATCTTTGTTTTCACAAAAATTTTCATCATACAGTTCAGTTCTATCTATTTCGTTTCGTAACCATAATTTTATTTTATCTAAAACTATAGTTTCTTTTTCTATTAATTCATTATTTGATATAGTCATAGCTATACTCCTTTCATTTTAGTTACTGTATCATAGAATCTTGGATTCTCCAAGATAAATTCTTCACCATCTTGATAAAATGTAATCTCTTCATTATCATAGGCATCATCAATGATGAACTCGTCCACACCCATTTCAAGTAACTGATTCTCAGTCATTTGTCTGCGTGTTTCTTGTGTCACATTTATTAGTACAAACTTTTTATTGTTCATAGTTTAGTCCTTTCTTTTCATAGTGTACT